CGCGCCTTGCGAGCCTCTTCCGCCAACCGCTTGGCTTTCATCTCGGCAATGCGCTTTTCTTCCTGCTCCAGCACATCGCTCATTCGCATCGGCTTGCCGGCTTTCCGCGCTAGTTTGACTGCCGACTCGATGGCTTCATCGGTCATGTTGCCGGAGAGAATATCCGCCGTGGTCATCAGCTTATGCTGGCCGGAGTTACCCACGAAGTCGATTATCAGGCAGCTAGGCTTGGAGCTACGGCCTATCATGCTGCGCCGTAAAGGGGCTGCCACGACGTCATTGAGCTGGTGAGCTATCTTTTCTGATGGTCGCGTGGCTCGCCCGGCCATCTGAGCGTAAAGCGCACGGGACTTGGTTGGCCGCGCCATCGAAATAATCTCCACGCCGGAGTCGTCAAAGCCCTCGGTGAACACGCCGCAGTTCCAAAGAAATTGAATCTTACCTTGCGCAAAGTCAGCGATGATTTTCTTGCGTTCCTCTTTGTCGGTCTTGGCCGATACACAGTTGGACATTCCGATTTTATGACGGTTGAAAATCTCTGCCAGAATCTGCGCATGGGCCACTGACGAAGCGAATCCGATTCCGCGCTTGCTTCCGATGATGTCAATCGTGGCGGATGCGATGCCGTGCAGATTCTTTTCCGATTCCATCACAGCAGCCAGGTCTGCTCCATTCAGGTCGCCAGCCGTAGTGCGCACGGAAGAAAAATCAAGCGACTCCACGCTGACCATCTGTTGCTCAATCGGCACGAGCCACCCGTCCTTGATGGCGTCGAGGATTTCATAATCAAAAGCGACCGTGTCGAATACTTGACCGAGTGCCTCTTCATCAGAACGGTCAGGCGTGGCAGTCACGCCGAGCACCTTCAGATTCTTGTTTGTCCGATAATAGTCAATGCACCGCCGATACGATGACGACGTGGCGTGGTGAGCTTCGTCAATGATTAGCAAGCCAAAATCATTCGGGTTGAATTTACCCATCCGACCAGCGCCATCTCCACCGGCCACGTGGGTCTGGACCGTCGAGACAATCACGTCGGCTTTTGGGCTTATCATGTCGCCGTCGAGTCGAGACTTGAACTCGCCCATCTCCACGTCCACTGTCAGTCCGGTCACACGTTGGATTTTGTCCCGCGCTTGGAAAATTAGCTCCTGTCTGTGCGCCAAAACCATTGCCCGCTTCTTGAGCCGCTGCGCCACGGCGGCAAAGATAACCGTCTTGCCTGTCCCGGTCGGAGCGACCACGAGCGCAGAGGTGTTCTCCTTCCACGCATCGAATATCGCCGAGACGATATTGGTTTGGTATTGGCGCAGCTTCACTTAGTCTTGGGATTTCAGGATTTTGTTGATGACGTCCAGTTGGCGTTCGGTATCGCGCTGGGTCACAGACAGTGCATAAGCAGCGGCAAGTTCAGATTCGAGCCGAATTTTCAGCAGTTTCAAATCGGCAATCTCTTCGATGGATAGTTTCATATGAGGTGGATGTTTTTCTTGTTGGTTTTCTTGGAGACAGATTTGCGCAAGGCATCGACCAGCGAGCTTTCCTGCCGGTTCGTGCATTGCTGACATTCGCATTGCGCATGATGAATGCGGTCGTTCTCGTGTTTCAAATCGTTGAGGATTTGGTCAGGTGTTAAATGTTCTTCGGCCATATTCGAGCAAGAGTAAAGCGTCGGCGGTTTTGAGCGTAATGTGGCAGTTCGGATACAATCTTTGCGCCACTTCTTTCAGGTGATTTTTCCACTGTTTATCGTAGTCTTTTTTGGCGCCGAGGCTGAGTGCTTTTTGCCAGCGCTGCGGCGTGACTAACTGAATCGGCATTCCGAACGCTTGAGCCGCGCCGAGAATGATGCCGTAATTTTTTCCGAAGTTGAACATGGCTGAACCGGGACAAGCGTTGCCGATGAAGCCTTGCACTTGCTCGCAGACAACCAAGTCAAGATTGTCGCACGACCGGATGCGCAGGAAGTTAATCACGTCACCTTCGGTCTCCGGCATAGCCAGCGTGCGCTCAACTCCCGACGTGTCCCGCCACGCAAAGCCGCCAGATGCTCCCGGGTCAATGGCCAGAATGTTTTTCACGGTATCAAGCGGCCCTGACCTTCGGCCTTATCAATCAGATTGTCGAAGCAGATGATTTTTTCCTGATGCGTGATAATCTTCACGCCGTCAACGGTCACGCATTGAACGTGCAGACCGTCTTGATGAATCGAGAACAGCGCGTGGCCATATTTGGTTTCCACTGACCATTTGTCTGGTGAGATTTTAACTGCCATAAATTATTTCCTTCCGGTTAATTCTTTGGTTTCGGTTGGGATATTGTGCTTCCAGAAAAACTCCGAAACAAACCCTCTGCCCTTGCAGGTCAGGCAGCCTTTCGGTTTGACTCCCGAACACGTTGGGCAGACCGCATACGGCTTGGCGCGTTGTAGGTCGAGAAAGACTTGGTTCAGCTTGGCCAGGTTGTCGGTAAAATCCACCTCGACGAACAGAGGGTCATTTTCGTCTTGAGCCCGGCGCAAAGCAGAACGCACCACGCTGATTTGGGTCATTAAACCCTGCGCTTCAGACATTCGATTCCAGAGCGGCAGAGCTTCGGAGGGTATTTCCAGCCCGGTCGAGTCTAAAAACATTGCTATGGGCCGCTTAGGCGGCGGCGCAGAGGCTTTAGAGATAGCCTTAGCGGTCAGCTTTTGTCCGGCTTCGAGGATTTGCTTGACGATTCCAGGACGTTTCGGCGGCGGAACTTTGGCCAGCGCCGTGGCAGTCGAAAGGTTGACCGGAGATTTTGTCTCATTTATGAGACCTTTAGCGACCGGCGCGGCATCCATCACGCGGTAGGCGTGCGACTTGTTCCAGCCCCAAACGCGCTCGCAGTATTTTTCAAACGTCCCGTGCTCGGCGCGGTAAAGTTTGTTGTCCCGGATTTCGGTCAGAGCTTCACCGACGGCGATGAAAGTCTTTTGCCCGGCGCTGATAATTTTCTCCAATGCTTTCAGCCGGTTGATTTCGGAGATGGTTATTTTGTCGGACATAAAAATTGGTGGCCGTTTTTGGTCAGTTCCCGGCCAAACTATTTTGTCTCATAAATGAGACGTTTTGGGTTTTGGATTAGATACCGAGCTTGTCGGCAATCGCACCCCAATTCTGGATGGTCAACACGCCGGGGTCAGCCGACGAACCTTCCACAACCGCATCGCAGGCTTCGTAATACTTGGTGGCCAGGTCATCTTCACCAGCATCCGGGTTGGCCGCCACGAGTCCGTTCCAGACTTCATCTTGAGTTGCAGTGCGAGCTTGCGCCGCCGTTGACTTCCGTCCGGGCGGCCCGCTGACTGCCGCTTTCTTGGCCGGAGCGGGCGCAGGAGCAGCCGCTTTGGTTTCCTTGGCCGGAGCAGCCGCCGCAGGCTTGCTCGCGCCAAGTGCTTTGAACTTGCTCTTCCACCGAGTCAGCGCCGCCTTGCGCTCTTCCGCCGTCATCGGCTGTTTCTTGCCGCCACCAATCGGATTGAACCACTTGGCGCGGAATTGGATGATAGGACTGTCCGCACCTTCCGGTTGATAGCTGTCGTCGTGATAGCAATCAGCCAAATCAAACTGCGGCACTTCCGCACCTTCCTCGTTCGGCAGTTCGATGTCAGCCAGGTTGTCTGCGTCCCAGTTTGGAAACACCGCTTTGAGTGACGTGATGTTTTTGGTCTGAGGTGTTCCGTCTTTCGCGCCGAGCGTCAAGTTGTGCACGCCGGCATAATTCACCGCCGCGCCAACCAGCGCATAGGGAATGTATGCCATGAGCGAACCGCTTTCCTCTTGGCGAATGATGACCGTTCCGTTTTGTTGGGCTCGGTATGAGCCCGGTTCAGGTATGTTCATGTGTCTGTCTTTCTTCTATCACCTTACAGGGGTGAAATTTATTTGATGAGATTGTCCCACGGACTCTCGCCGAGGTTCAAATCAATCGGGTCAGGGTGGCCGTGATTTTTAGCCATGTAAGCGGGCGTCTCCTGAAGATACATTGTGCGCGTTCCGCTACCTTCGGCTTTTTTGTTCAGCTTGCCTCGTTCGTCTTTCGAGAGGTTCAAATCATAGCAGATAAACCCAACGAAGTCGCACCACTCTTTCACTTTGAGCCGGATTGAATTATCGCCCTTTTTGGAAGTGCGCAGGCGAGGTTCAAAGCGAATATAATTTGCGCCCATCGGATTTGACTCTTCCGGTTTGCAATCGTGCGCAGTCATGATGATATTGCGACCAGCCTTGGCGTGACGGTCAAGGTCAGCAAGCAACGGAAGGAAGTG